GAATAATATCAGGTCTTTCGTTACCAAGAGACTTAGAACAGTTGTCCTTAGTTTCTCGCATTGCGACAATACCTTTATCTGGACCAGACGCATGAGCAGCACCGAATACATTAGCAGTACCCGTTGTACTGCTATTATTGTTACCAAAGTTTGCATCAGTACCATAGTTGAGCGTTTTATTACGCCACCAACTATATGTTGATTGATTGATACCACCAATAGTTGTACTGGTAGTAGGGTCATCCCGAACGAGATGTTGGAGACCTTCCATCATCTTATTAGTAGAATCAACGGCACTATAAAGTCTCGTTTCAATCTCCTTAACAAGTGAGTTTTGGGCAACTTCCATCTTGTGCTTCAACAGATTAATAATCTGCATCTTGCCACGGTTCTTTTGTTCTTCGATCTGCGACCGAGTAACTGATGCCACTAAATAGCGCCAGTTATATTCAGCCGTTGTCAGCGGATCAATGTCATTAATATTGACCGCATCTTGATCTGAAATCCAACCAACCGTGTCGTTCTCGGCGTAAGAAACCGGAGTTTCTATATACTTCCCACCTTGGTGAGTCTGCAACCGCCCTTTGCTTTTCAAATATGCGAAGAAAACTACTTCGTTAAATACTTGATCGGCAATTCGTTGCTTCATGTGGCGCCATGTGCTGACAGCCAAGCTGTCGAGCGCCTCAGTTCTTGAACGAACAGTAGTCATATTTTACCTTATGATTAAGATTAAGAACCTGATATTGATATACCAGATTCATCGAATAAATTATTTAGACCTTGATCTGTAACTTCCTCTTTAAAGGCTTTATCCATAGCCTCATCGAAATCCATATCTTGGCCTTCACCAGTTTCACCAATCATCTTGCTTGTTGGCAAAAGTCCTCCCCCAAGAGAAGGCTTAGGCGGTTCAAGCTCTTTATTTATACCAGCGACCTTATCGGGGTACTCTGTTTTCGCAATCCTATAAGCATCTTCCATTGATATATTGTAGCCGTTCTCAGACCTTTTCTGAATAACATCCGCAATTTCATTTGAAAGTAACTTAAAGTCTGGATACAATCCAGCCATGCGATTGATCTCTGAATTAACATTATTATTCTGCAAATACTGCTGAGTTGCGGCAAGGTCATTACTTACCGGCTCCATCGCTGAACCTACAGCTTGTTGAATAGCGTTACCAACTTTTTGTTCAATGTGGCCCATTAACTGTGAGTTAGTCATACTTTCTAATTCCTCCTCAGATATTTGTTGACCATTTGTGTCTGGTTGGTAAGAATCTTGCTCCTGCTGCAATGCTTCAGTATAAGCAGTCATCTGTTCTCCAGCATTTTCTAACTGGGTACTTAAAGAGGCAATCTGTTGCCCTTGTTGTTGTACTATCTGCATTAGTTCTCCCATTGAGGGAGCCTGTTCTACTGCATCTTCTTCTGCCATGTTGCTCCTATCTACGCCGCCTCAGGTACAGTCTGATGATACCGTTGACGGTGAATTTCTTTTCTAATCTTACTAGCGATCCTCTCAGATCTACCGGTTCCAATCAGGTGTGCGTTGGTGCACTTAATATCAATGTGGTACCCACCACCTGTGGGCGTATATATGACATTAATCGTTGCCACAGGAGTCTTTACCTCTGGTTTTATTTTTTTACTATCCATAATATTCACTTGCAAAAGTTACTGGGTTAGGATTACTATCGTTAGCATATTTGATTTGATCGAGTAATTGCCGTTTAGATGTACAATGCACACCTTCTCGACTACCAGCCTCAATCTGATAATTATCTTCTCGGAAGATAACGGGTGCTTGGGATTTCACCCAAGCAATATTTAAAGTGTCAGAACACTTTAAACAGGTTTGTTCGTTTCTTTCACTATAAGAAACTAATCTTTCTTCTATGTGTCCGCAAGCCGGACAATTAAAATCGTATGCAGGCATTACATATTTCTTAGATAAGCCTTCTGCGCTTCTCGCATTTGTTCCTGTTGCTCTGTAGAATATAAAGGCATTTTCTCACTTGTCTTCATATCTTGCTCATGTGCCATATCCCGCAAAGATGCTTGTTCTACCATAGCCTGATACAAATTAAGTATTTCTGTCTTGTCTCCCTTATAACCTTCTTTAAAAGAACCTGGACCTTCATCCGGCCATTGCCCACCATTATCAAATAAATATTGAGCTACAGCCTCAGTAGCTTTTGGATTATTAAGTGTAGATGAGCCTAGCACATCAGAGTCTACCATAAAAGCCGCAACATTTAATCCAGGTACAAGTTTCTTAAGTGCGTTTAGCATAGCAGTAACCGCAGGATTCTTTTTAGCAGCCGCTTTAAGTAACGCTTCAGCCTCAATACTTTTATTTTTCGGAGCAAGATCGGCAGGTATACTCATACCTTTACTGGTTTGTTTCCAACCTTCCTCTGGACCACCGTAACCTCTTGATAAGATAGGCTTAGAACCCCTTAAAGATTTCTTAAGTTTAGGATTCGCTGCATCCCATCCTGGTTTAAGATAACCATGGTATTGATCAATCTTATCTGCCATTAAGCCATCCCCATATTTTGATTATACTCCATCATAGCTTGCTGTTGCATAGCATGGTTACGCCTTTCATTCTCTTCTACCAACGCCTGTGCATCTCGTTGTTGCATAGCATCCTGAATAGAGGATAGATTAGTTTTCTCCATATACTTGATAATCTGACCATCACCCATCCCACCACTTTTTAGCTCTTGTATAAAGTTTGGAATGTTTGGTATATATTCCTCTAATGGCATTTGAGCTTGTTCCAACTGTTTACCATAATCAAGGGCAACTTGCATAGATACACCAGAATCTTCTTCTGGCAAATTACCTAGCAAAGTCTTAACAGTTTTTATATATTGTAAATCTTCTGGGCTAGCCATACTATTTTTTAGCTTTAGATTTTTTCTTTGCAGGAGCTTTAGGAGCTTTCTCAACCTTAACTTCCACCTTTTCAGCTACTTCTATTGCAATTTGGTCATTCCATTTAATACCACTACCTGAACTACGAAAATTATGCAAGTTCGATCTTGCACCTTTTTTATTACCATTCCTAAAACTTCCTTTTTTCCTAAGCATTGCCTACTCCTGGTTGTTGCATTTGTGCGAATTGATCCATTGGCATTGGATTCTGTTGACTTCCGCCAGCACCTTCTTGAGGCTGTAGCATATCATCAAACTGGACTCCAATCATATTATCTAAAAGATACTTAGTTAATTTGGTAGAGTCTACCAATGGATTGTCTTTAAGTAACGCATACATTCTCTGCGCCCGATCTTCTCTAATAGCCTTCGTCTCACTCACCGATTGATCTGGATCTATCTTAATGAAAAATTTATAACCTGCAAGTTCTCTACCTACAAAAGATACCCATACTGGAAGTTGATCTGGACCTACTACTTGCACTACTTGCTCCTCAGTCCAATGTTTATAAATAACTTCGTGCATTAAACGTACCATGTTTACATGAGCATCCGCTATAGTATCTCTACGTTCATCTTCTCTAATACTTGCCGCTTCTCTAATTGCCTTAACCTCTGTTGCAGTTCTATCAGCGGAACCCTCACCAAAGGAGCCTGCTTCATTACGAGATAGACCCATAATTTCTCGGACATCCGTCATTATGGTACTTTCAGCCTTAAGCAAACTATCTGGAATTGGAGCAACTTCAATGTTCTTGATACCGTTTATATCTAGAACCCTAACTAGACCCGGTCCGTCCTCCTCAAGTAACTTGGCTGCTTCATCCTCACTAATCGCCGTAGCTGTCGCAATAAACTTAACGATTGATAAACGCCTATGCCGCATCATCTGCGTTTTAATCTCGTTAATCTCACGTTGGAAGGGTTCCAGTATCTTTATATCTGGTATACCCCAAAAGCAATCATTATCTGGGTTAAAAGTTATTGGGAAGTACGGGAGCCCGTTTCCTACCTGCAACTCATCATCATCAAAGTACAGCACTTTATCAGTAACTGTCGGAGCTATGATAAATACTTTGCCAGACCTTTTATCCCGCACTTCCCAAAGGTCAATAGTCTCTCTTGGATTATTAGTAACAGTCTCCGTAAAAGGTGTATGGTAATTTTTTCGCTTATAAGCACGATCTTGTATTTCTTTCCTATTTGATAATCTTGAATCATTAACAACATCATCTAAATGCCTGCTAATCTTTTCTGCTACAAAGTATGTATTCTCCCAACGATCAGTGCCCCATGGTACTACAAAGTTACCTGTATCTAGTGTACGATACCAGGGCATATTATCCATAATACCCTGCGTGTATTCTACCTTATTGCCAGATCTTGTAAGAGGGGCATAGGTACCCTCTTCTTGAGGGGTTGGGGAATGTTCGGCACCGAAGCCAAACTTACCTATGCCTGTTCCTGTAAAGAAAGCATTTTGTACTTGCTTCTTACTCTCCTGCTTAACACCCATGTGTATCATCATCTGGTTTGATACACGCTCCATTACCTTTGCTACAGCCGTTGCCTCAGGACCAGGCTTCTTTGGTGTTATTGATATACCTGGGTTCCGGAAGTAAATTCTAGGAGTCATCATCCTAAGCATCATAAAGACAACATTCTTTGGCAAAATAGACTCATGGTAATCGCCCCGATAGAACGCTTGCCACATTGGCCACTTAGACTCGCTAGCCCAGTTCTCTCTATACTTTATGCCGGAATTGATTTGCTCTTCCCACCAACCAACGTCTGGCTTACCGCTTTCGTATCCTTCCATATCTTCCCAATTTCATTAAACTTAGGGTAATCTTTAGTTTTATATGTATCTAATAAATCAATACGGTATATCGCATCTTCTATTGTTATATTTCGTAATGTTCTTGCACAACGTGTAAAGGCGTTCTTAGAATTATCACCTCTAGCTACTACCTTTATAATAGGGCCGAAAGTCTGCGTGGCATAGTATCGTTCTTTCTGGTACTTAACATTAACTAGACCGCAATGCTTTACATTTGCCTCAAACAGTCCTTTAATCTCATGTTCTTTTGTTGTAGGCCATCCTACACGTTGCATCCTCATTGACACATACACATTGTCAATCATGTTAAGTTCGGATCTAACACCTCCAGCAACTTCTAACAGGATGTCTAACGGATCCTGTTGCATACTTTCCAAAAAGATTTCGGTACTATCAAACGAAAAGCCAACATGAATATCAGCCAATCTTCGCTGGTCGAACCCTAGCCGAACTGGTCCTCTATACCGGCTGGTTTCAAATAATGATTTAAGGTTTCGCAGACCTTCAAATATACTCTGCGGAAGCTCTTCCGTAACCTTAGCTACCGTACACATCGGTCCTAGTCTGGGACCTAAGATTTCAGAAACTAAATTCCAATGGTAGCTCAGTTGTAAGAAAGGTGTACACCATTTACGTCCGTTCCACCATGCTTCTATGTAATAATCTGGTGGCTTATTAGATAGCTGAAGCCCTGTTAGCTTCATTAAAGCTACCTTGTTACCAACATTCTGATTGCCAAGTGTGAAAAACTTACTAAGTCCTAGTACATGAGTTGGTGCTTTCTCAAATCTAATTTCTTTGTAGCCGAAATACGGATCATCTGCAATTACAAGATCACTATTATTGACATAAGGTCTCCACGCTGAGATCCTATCGTACAAACCAGAACCTGTCTGTGGATCTTCATTATGGATAAATGTCTTTACGTTATGACCTTCTTGTGCTAGTCTTGCAGGTATACTTAAACCCTGACCACAACTAAGAAATAGAACGTGCATTTAATTATACTCAACTAAGCCTGTTGTACAAGGATAATCACCTCTACGTTTTGTATCAAGAATAGCCCTCATAGTAAAATCAGCTTCTGGATTAACAACCTTAACCATGCCTTTACCTTGATACGCTAAATATGCTTCATAGTTAACTCTTGCCACATTAGCCATTCCTAGTGCCATAACTGAATCATCATGTGTTCCTGAAGATGCTTGCAACCTAGAATTTATATCACTAATCGGCACTTCGACAAAAGAACTAAGCTCACCTCTTAGATAATCACTAACTATTACAAAGCCTTCAGCTAAATTCTTTCTTAATAAACCTATGATACTAAGCTTGCTTGATCTGGTTGTCTGTGTTCCTACTCCATATACAGCACTTGATAAGGTATCAGAGCCAAACATAAGGTTTCTTGGGTACTTATTTAGCAATTCAGTTATTGTTACACCACCATGGTTGTTGGTTTCTACGTTAACCCAAGCATCATTATACATCTTGCCGAGCCAAGCTATAATATCAGCAAAGGCATCAGGGCTTATATTGTTGTCAACGTATTCTCCAACTTGCCTTTTGTCTTCCAAGCATAAGATCTCAACGACCGAGTAATCCCCGCCAACCCCGCCACTGACATCAGCACCCAATACATAGTGACAGCTAGGAATAGGATGGCGATCATCCCTGAAAAAATTCCAAGACTCATTATGGCTCTGCCAATGTTCCCCAATATCCTCATAAAATACCCTATGAAAAAATGATTGACCACGGCTTCTAAAACATTCCTCTAAAGTTAATGGATACTCTTGTCGGAAGAGACCTAAGTCTCCATCCATCTCATCTATCTTCTCACGTCGCCATGCTAGTTGACCAGCGGATAAACTATGCTCAGCAAGGACTTCAGGCTCCTCCATGGATGGGTCAAGAGTTTCATATACAGACTCTTCCTCAGCCTCACTGAGCTTTAATGTGTATTCGCTAAAGTCCTTCCAATTCAAAAAGTGTAAGGTATATTGAGAAGTCGGGTTTGCCGCTGTTATGCATCTTCGATGGTACCATGTTTGTGCTCCATTACCAGTTGACTCAAAGACTACTAATGAATTTTCTGCTGGTACACTTTGCAACAAACCCGCTGTCATTGCTTTTGGATCCGGCCAGTATGCAACCTCACTACACAGGAGACGATTTATGGTACCTGAACGACCAGACTTGGTATTCCCAGCCGTTTCTACATAAAAGGTAGCGTTAGTTGCTAC